AACCGCCCGATTACAAGTCGGGTGGACATGCCCGAATCGACTTGTTTTCTGTCTCAAATGGTGGCTAGAGTGTCATCAGCGACGTACAGCGGCCGGTAGCGGTGGGTAGCTATGGCTACACACTCCGGCTGACGTGGCTACACACCGAAATAGGGCCGTGATCCTGGCAGATCGCGACCCTCAGACCACCCCCTGAGACGCAGGAGACGGCCATGAAGAAGCGTACCCACGCTCCCTACAGAAGACCCCAGCACACCGGAGTACTGGGAGGTACTTGGTGCGCGCACGACAGAAGAGTGGCCGGGAGCAACGGCGCTCCCACCCCTTCCCCCTAGGAGGCATCATGGGCAAGCAGATCCGCGGCAAGGGAGAAGGCTCTCTCTTCAAAGACGGGCGAGGCTACTGGACCGCCAACGTCGAGCTGCCGCCCCGCGACGGCAAGCGCCGCCGCAAGACCATCCGCGCGAAGGACAAGGACACCGCGCGGAATGAACTGCTCACCCTGCAGGCCAAGCTCCGCACGACCGGGGATCTGCCCACAACAGACCAGACCGTCGCCTCATGGTTCGACTACTGGTTCAAGAACATTGCCCAGCCCGACGTGCGCCCGAAGACGGCCGAGGGCTACAGGACCATCACTTACAACCACGTCATCCCCACCATCGGTCACATGCGGCTGTCGAAGATCAGCGCCGCCAGCATCCGATTGGTCACGGACAGGATGACGAAGGAGAAGGACCTCTCGCCGACGTACGCCCTGCAGGCTCACCGCGTCATGTCGATCGCGCTCGAGGCCGCCGTACGTGAAGGTCGCATCACCGCGAACCCCGCGAAGTCGATGAAGGCTCCTCGCAAGGACGTCGCCACACTCGACGTGTTCACGGTCGAGGAGTCCATCCACGCGTTGGGGCAGTTCCAGCTCGACAGGGAGTATGGCGCACGCTGGGCGACGGCCATGCTTACGGGAGCTCGCCGCGGCGAAGTGCTCGGCCTCGAGATCGACCGCGTGGGGGAGTCCCTCGACCTGTCCTGGCAGTTGCAACGGATGATGTTCGAGCACGGCTGCACCCCCACCGACGACGGCAAGCACTCCTGCCGGTGGACACGCGGGGCCGAATGCCCCGAACGGAAGATCACCGTCCCCGCCGACTATGAGTACCGCAGCGTCGGTGGAGGCCTCTACCTCACGCGACCGAAGTCGCGCTCCGGATGGCGCATCATCCCGCTCGTCGACCCCCTCCGACGAATCCTCCTCGAACACGTGCAGGAGAATCCGCCAGTCAACGGCTTTCTTTTCACGCGAAGTGGCAAGCTCGTAGACCCGGACTACGACACCAAGCTGTGGAACATGACCCGCGACCGCATCTTCCCCGGCCGATCGGTTCGACTGCACGACCTTCGCCACGGGACCGCAGATCTGCTCTACCGGGCCCGCACACCCGAGGACTTGATCTCGGAGATCCTCGGGCACTCGTCCCGCGCGATGAGCCGCGCGTATAAGTCCCGAGGGAACGACTTCCGGCTGCGTCAGGCGATGTCCACCATGTCGTCTGTTTTCGAGCCGGACCAGAAGGAGATCGCGTCCTAGCTAGACCTGCTCGTCCCGCCGGCGCTCGGCACCCTGCACCAGTAGTTCTGCAGAGGTGCCGAGCGCTTTTGCGATGGCGAACAGTTGCGGCAGGGTCACGTTGCTCTTGCCTGCCATGATCCGCTGCATCGTCGTCGCGTTGATGCTGGTGCGCTCGACGAGATCCGCCTGCGTGAGGCGGCGTCCCTTGTACTGGGCGACGAGCTCGTCTGCCATGAAGCGGGTGATGGGGTCAATCTCGTTCGGCACTCGCCCACGCTAGCGGACAAATCTGTCTCTTCTGGCAGAAAAACTTGCTCAGCCGCTTGTATCTGTCGCTAGCGACAGATAATGTGTCTCTCATGACAAGAAGAACCGCCACCGGATCGGTCGCCCAGCGCCTCGCTGACGCGGTCACCTCTTCCGGTGTGACCACTGCAAGTGTTGCAGCAGCCACCGACATGGACCCTCGAGATCTTGAAGCGCGCCTCCGCGGAGACGCCGACTTCACGTATCCCGAGGCCGTCCATGTCGGTGGCTTTTTGCGTTTCACCGCTGCCGAACTCTTCCGAGGAGCTACCGCATGACCACTCTCACCACCGAGGGCGAGAAGCCGACCCTGGCCTACACCTTCGCCCAGCTCGCGTTCTCCGCCGGCTGCAGCGTGGACATGATCCAGAGAGCACGCAAGAACGGTGAACTCAGCACCCGCATGATCGGCTCGAAGCCGGTCGTCGAGGTTGCCGAGGCTCAGCGCTGGATCAAGTCGCTCCCTCAGGACTGACGCTCGCCGGCTTGACCCACTGAGTCGCCGGCCCCCGCAACACCCCCGGGATCGCACGATCCCCACTCACTTGCTGTAGCGCGCCCATCGCAAGGCGCCCTTCAGCACGCCCGGATTCGGGCAGAGCACACACAACTCCATACGGTTCGTGACCCACGAGGACGCCCCCGATGCACTGGGGGTGGCGGGTGGGACTCAGGTGACTGAGGCAGGTAGCGGGAAGCCCCCTTGACCACGAACCGGATTACATCGCGAACACGGTCGATCCCGTGATTCGTAGCCCTGCCCCTCAGGTGGGTAGCCCGTTCAAGTCGGGCCATGGGCACTGCGCAGAAAGCGCGAATGGATGGAGGTTCCGCATGTATGACGAGAACCGCTGGGCATCGTTGGATGCGGGCGATGAGTTGAAGAGGCGCCGCACGTCTTGCAAGTGGACTGCGGCGGACGTGGCTGATCGAGTCGGAGTGACCAAGGCGACTGTCTACAACTGGGAGCGCTATGGCCGCATCCCGACGAAGAACCACCAGAAGCTCGACGAGGTATTTGGCCGGGTCGACAGCTCATTGTTCCCCGCTAGTGCCGAGTACACGGGGGACATCGTCGAGCTGCTCGGTCGCATCGAGAGCCTCTTACAAACTCTCGTAGCGCTGCATGACGAGCCCCTCGTCCTCTCCCGCCAGCGCGCTTGAACACTCACCCCAAGAGAAAGGAGTCGCCATGGCAGACAGTTGGGCACGATCGACAGAGTCCCGCTCCATTTTCGGAACCGGACCCGCGACCGTCGAGGATCTCGAAGACTTGATCCGAGACATGAGCAGCGATGCGCCCGTTCACATCAAGACAGGAACCGGCGACCGAGGCGAGCACACCTGGTCATTGTCGGTATCGGTTGAGTTCCCAAGGCCTCGTCGATGAACCCACCGCCATCACTCCTCACCACTGACCTTCAGGAGAATGTCATGCTCGAAACCATTGCGATCCAACCCCACCTCTGGATCATTCCGATCGTCATACTCGCGCTTGCCCTCGCCGGGGCTTTCTGGTTCTTCTTTCTCGAAGAGTGGTTTGGTGACGGCTTCGGAGGGTGGCAGATGGTGGGGGTGATGCTCTGGGCCCTCGGGGGCATTCTCGCAATCGTCTACCTGTTCCTACTCCTGCCATACAACTCCAAGTACCACGTCCTCTATCGACTCAGCGGGACCATTCACGTCGAGACGAATCGCTTCACAGCGGGCACGGGCGAACTCTCCTACTCACCTGTCGCCTACCTTGATGGCTACGACGACCCGATCGTCATCAACAGTTCCCGCGTGATGACTCTCGACGGCCGCGATGTGGACCTCACGTGCACAATTGCTTGGGAACCGTACGGTCTCGATACCACGTACTGCGAACTTGCGGCGATCCGATGAACGAGATCACTCGCCGCCTTGAGGTCGACTTCGACAGCCCCGGCAAGTACTTGCTGTCGGTTCGGGTCCAACGCAAGCAGAAGCGCACCTTCTCCGAGCGCCACCAGGGAACGATGGGCATCCCGATTCAGCGCCACTTCCTCTTCGGCGGGTTCGTTTCGTGGCGCCTTTACCGACCAACCGAACGGGGAGCGTGGGAATGAGCGAAATCATGCTTGACATCATCCAAGCCATCGGATTCTTCGGCTTGATCATTCTTTCGGGTGTGGCCTTCTGGGCAACCGTGATTGCGGTCATCAGCGCTGTGGTCGACGGGGAAACCGACGTCGAGTATCCGGAGGTCGCCAAGGGTGACTATCGCGTGGGACCCCTCCGTTGGCTCTACCTGATGGGCAGGGCGAAGGGGAAGCGAGACCTGATCCGCAAAGAGCGGAATCGGCAGACAACTGCAACGAGGGCCAAAGCCCGCGGCGACGCGAATGGCGGTTGGCTATGAATGCCATCGACCATCCAGGCCGCGCGCGCGTCTGGAAACAAGGCGGTCGCTGGTGGTATCGGGCGTGGAGCATCTACGGCTTTTCAATGTCCCATACCTGTAACTATCACGGGCACGAAGACGGCGAAGAGTCGCTGGCGAGGGCCGCAGATATCGCCCGGCGCCAGGTCGCAGCGCTTGACAGTCTCGGTGCCCGTCGCGATTAGCACCACCCAGCCCCCGAGTCGTATTCGGGATCGTGAGCGTTCGATCCGCTCCGGGGGCACTAGCCAGCATCCCGCTGGCACCTAGGGGGCCGGTTCCCTTTCTCGACTTGAGTTTGGCGAAGACCACCCGGCCCCCTTTCTTGTACCCACTCACTGTTGAAGGGAGAGCGCGATGGCTGCTCTTAGGAAGTACGACCACGAGTTGATCATCAGTCTCGCGATAGAGGGGATCTCGTCTCGTCAGGAGATCGCTGATGCCGCGGAGTGCTCGGTGCCGATCGTGACGGGCATTTTGGCGAGAGCTCGGAAGGCAGGCCGCAGCATTCCGCACATTCCTCGGGTGTCGCAGCACAAGTACCCGATTCCGGCGCGGGCGACTCCTGCCGTGGTGGTTCCGCAGCGTGAGTACGTGCCCGTTCGTGGCGCTGACGAGGACGACGCTGAGCGGGTCCGTGCTGATCTTGAGCGTCGCGGGCTGCTCGATCTGATCGCGATGCTCGGTCTCGCGCCGGCTGAGGAGCAGGCAGCATGACCGCCCTCGCGCACACTCACGACCCGGACACGTCGCACGATGCGGCTGCCCACCTGAACCCGAAGCAGGTGGCGGCAATGAAGGGGGCGATCCTCGAGATCCTGCGGTCGGAACCAGCGACGGCTTGGAGGGTCACGCAGACGTACTTCAACTGGCGCCGTTTCCACGATTCCTGGCCTTTCGCCAAGCGGGACAGCATCGCCAAACGCATGTCAGAGCTGCACAAGGCGGGTCTGATTCGTGACACGGGTAGGAGAGCGCCCACCGGATACGGCAGACCCGCCGTCGTCTGGGAGGTCGCATCGTGACCCGCGAACTGTCCACCCGCACCGTCCACGTGTGCCTGTCTGCGGCTCTCGTAGTGAACGCCGCATGGGTTTTCGCGATCGTCGGTCTCGTCGCTTGTGCGGGGCTGACATGGATTCGATGACCGCCGCGATCCTCTGCACGGTCTGCATCTGCCTTGCCATCGCGTTTCTCCTCTGGCTGATCCCGTGATCGCCATCCTCTGCCGTCTCGGCTTTCACGCGTGGCGGTTCCATTCCTACTCCGAGGGCGACGTGTGCGCCCGATGCGACCGAAAGAAGGCGGCATGAGCTACTACCGCTACAAGTTCGAATGCGCCCAGTGCAATTTCGCAACCAATGACCTAGTAGAAGCCGACAATCACGAGGACGAGCACAGCCACGAAATGATGGAGATGGACGCATGACGCGCCCCCTCTTCTTCTTCGCCGCGGCTCTCGCATACGCCGCCTACTGGGTCGCGTTCACACCCACCCACTACGACGGGCACGTGCTCGTCATCGCCGGACTCGCGGCATGCGGTGTCCTGCCGAAGAGGAGACGCGCATGACGTACACGATCGACGGTTTCACGGACGCCGAATCCGACCGCATCATCGCCCGCGCAATGGAACTCATGAACGACAACCCCTGGCTCAGCGAAGAACAAGCCATCGACAAAGCCATCGACCGACTCGGGTACATGGCACGAGAGGACGCAGAAGCGTGAATGCAGACGAGAAGAACGCCGCCTACTTCGAGAGCGGATGGAGGGCGGCGCTCAACGAAGTCGTCCTGTCCATGAAGTACGACAAGCTCGCCGAATTCCTCGACGAGCAGAGGCGCTACATCGACCTCGGCCCTAGCGAATGACCACCGTGCGTGTCCTCACTCCTGTCGAGTCCTGCTGCCGACCACTCGACCTCGCCCTCTACACCGGACAACACGCCACCTGCGCGCGCAACATCGCATGGATCGCCGTTGACGCGATCGACGAAGGCCGCGGGAACCACGACTGGTACACGAAATGGAGCGTCGCATGAACGACCTCGACGGAATCGTCCTCGACCTCGACGAGAAGGAATATCACGAACGTCCCGAGTTCTCCTCCACTCAGGCGCGTCAGATGCTCGACACGCCGGCGCGCTACAAGTACCGGCTCGAGCACCCGCAGGAGCACAAGGACGCCTTCGATCTCGGGACCGCCGTACACGCTGCGGTCCTCGGGGTGGGCGCACCGGTAGCGCAGCTCGACTTCGACAGCTTCCGAACCAAGGCGGCACAAGAAGCTCGAGATCAGGCGCGTGCGTGGGGTCAGACGCCGATCCTCGCGAAGGACTACGCGCCCATCGTCGCCATGAAGGAAGCCGTACTGGCTCACCCTGTCGCGCGGTCGCTGTTCGAGCAGGATGGCGCGGCGGAGGCCTCGGTCTTCTCGACCGATCCGGAGACGAAGATCCGATCGCGAGCGCGGTTCGACTTCCTGCCCGAGTTCGAGTCGGGACGCAGCGATCGCGTGAGCGCCGTCGACCTGAAGACCACCGCGAAGTCCGCTGCACCGGCCGACTTTGCCAAGACGGCCGCGTCCTTCGGCTACCACATCCAGCAAGCCCACTACCTCGACGCCCTCGAGTGGGCCACCGGAGAGCGCATCGACTTCGCATTCGTCGTCGTCGAGACCGCCGCCCCCCACCTCGTCGCCGTCCACACCCTCGACGAGCACTTCCGCGACATCGGCCGCGAAGAAGCAGCCAGAGCTCGAGAGCTGCTCGCTGAGTGCAGAGCGTCCGGTATCTGGCCCGGATACGCCGAGGAGATCAACACCATCGCGCCGCCCATGTGGCTCGTGTATCAGCAGCTCGACCAGGAAGAGGAGATTTCGATATGAAGCAGTGCGACGTCGCAGGGTGCGAACTTGAGCACAACGCTAAGGGCTACTGCTCAGCCCACTACAGGAGATGGCGGAAAGGCGCAGACCTGAACCGTCCGCTCATGCGAAGGGGGCAGGACGAGCAGCGCTTCTGGGACAAGGTGCAACGCGGTGCGGCGTGCTGGAACTGGGTAGGCACACTGATGGTCACTGGTTACGGCGGCATCCGCTACCACGGCAAGAACCGCACGGCGCACCGAGTCTCGTACGAGCTCCACTACGGCCCGATCCCTGACGGGTTGCAGATCGATCATGCGTGCCGCAATCGACTGTGCGTCAACCCTGACCATCTTCGCGCGGTCCGCGACGGAGAGAACAAACAGAACCTCGCAAACGTCAACGCGCGAAGCCGATCTGGAGTCCGAGGAGTCTCGTGGTTCGCGCGATACGGGAAGTGGATGGCCAAGACGACGCTCGCCGGCAAGCAGTACTACCTCGGCTACTTCGATGACCTGCAAGAGGCAGAGCGGGTAGTCAGCGAATGGCGCCGAGAACACATGCCCTACTCCGAGGTGGACAAGAAGAAGGAAGCCGCGTCATGACCCTCGACCTGACCGACAGCATCGCCCCGAAGAGTGACCAACTCGACGCGGTGGAGCTCATCTCCGGACCCCGAACATTCACCATCGAACGCGTCTCCGCGCACAACGCGGAGCAGCCGTTCAACTTCCACCTCGAAGGCTTCCCCCGGGTGTGGAGACCCGGAAAGTCAATGCGACGAGTGATCGTCGCCGCATGGGGGTCACGCGCCGAGACGTACATCGGGCAACGCATCACCCTCTACTGCGACCCCACCGTCACCTTCGGCAACGACATCACCGGAGGCACGCGCATCAGCCACATGAGCGGCATCGACAAGCCGCTCTCCGTACCGCTCCTCGTCAAGCGCGGCAAGAGCGCAACCTTCACCGTCAAGCCGCTCCCCGCAGCGAAGGACTGGCCGGCCGCGATCCAGGCCGCGGAGGGCAACGTCAAGGCGCTCGTCGCGCTGCGCGACGAAGCGAGCCGTGCTAACGCGGGAGAGGCCGTGCTGTCTGCGATCAGCGTCGCAGGCAAGAGGGCGCAGGAGGCACAAGCATGAGCGGCCCCTGGTCGTTTACCCTCCCGTACCCACGCCCCCCTCGCGGCCTGCACTCGAACGATCGCAGCCCGTGGCAGGTGAAGGCGCGTTCGACAGCACAGGTGCGACTCGACGTGTTCAACCTCGTCCGCGCGGCACACGTGCCCGCTCTCGAGCGCATCCGGGTCGACGTCGAATGGGTCGTCCCCGATCGACGCAAGCGCGACGCTGACGGACCCGAACCGATGATGAAGGCGATCTTCGACGGCATCGGCTCCGACCGTGGAGTGTCCGCCCGCATCGTCGAGGACGACGACCCCCGCTACATGGACAAGGGGCGACTCACTATCCGACGCGAACCCGGATGCCTCGCCCACTTCGACGTCACCATCACGGAGCTCGAGGTGGACGCATGAAGCCGCGACTCCTCGACCTGTTCTCGTGCGCCGGCGGGGCGGGCATGGGTTACGCGCGTGCAGGCTTCGAAGTCGTCGGCGTCGACATCGACCCGCAGCCCCGCTACCCGTTTGAGTTCCACCAGGCCGACGCGCTCAAGTACCTCCTCGAGCACCACGGCGAGTTCGACGCCTTCCACGCCTCGCCGCCCTGCCAGGCGTGGACGCGCGCTCAGCGCATCCAGAACAACACCCACCCCGACTACGTGGCAGCCACCCGGGCCGCGTTCGAACTCATCGGGAAGCCGTGGGTCATCGAGAACGTCGTCGGCGCACCACTGTGGGACCCGATCACGCTCTGCGGCGGCATGTTCCCCGAGCTGCGCGTCTACCGGCACCGGCTGTTCGAGTCGAACGTCGAGCTCACCGCACCCGAGCATCCGGAGCACGTTGCGCCGGTCCGAAAGATGGGCCGCCAACCACTCGAAGGCGAGTTCATGCACGTCGTCGGCAACTTCGCCGGCGTCGAGTACGCCAAGCGCGCGATGGGCATCGACTGGATGGTCCGCGACGAGCTGCGCGAGGCGATACCACCGCGCTTTTCGCAGTACATCGGCGAGCAGCTCATTGAGTCGCTCACCCTCGCCCCGGAAAGGAGCACCGCATGACCGAAGTAGACGGCTGGTGCGATAACGACCCGATCTGGCAACTCCCGTCCGGCGACCTCATCTACGGCTCCCTGCACACGGACCGATGCTACGTGCTGCTGCGGGTAGAGAGACGGATGATCTGATGGCGGGCTGGCTACCAGATGATCCGGACGTGAATCGCTTACTCGGGCAAGCGCGAATGCTGTACGGGAATATCACCGATCCTGACGACGAGTTCTTTACGGGCTGCACGGATGATTGCTCGCCAGATTGCGAGGCCGATCATCGCGGCGAAGAGTGACCTCTTTGTGTCGCATTCCCGCTTCTTGATATTGATAGCCGCTATCGATTGTCTTATCGGTGTGGTTATCAAACACTTATTCGATAGAATGGAAACGGCTCCAACGGATGGTGGAACATCCGCGGAGCCTGACCCATCAAATCGAGCTACACGATTGGAGGGCTGCTATGGAGCGTACCGCACCGAGCACCCAGAGACCCTACTTCCAAGACGAGAGCGTGACTCTCTACCACGGCGACTGCATCGAGCAGATGCGCCACCTCCCCGACAACTCGGTTGACTCAGTTGTGACCGATCCTCCCTACGGCCTCGAATTCATGGGCCGCGAGTGGGATGGGGCAGACGGTTTCAGACGCTCGCTCAACGCGGCCGATGTTGGCAGGGAGAACGTTTTCGGACGCGCGTCAGCGAAGGCGCCTGAGTACAAGACGACCAGCCGTGCGCGAGCCGGAATGGCTGGCACTGGTTACACAGATGGCGCGAACCGCATCGAGCGTCCATCGTTCCTCGGTGGTATCAACCCGAAGTGCCTGGCGTGCGGCAAGTGGCAGCGCGGCGGCAACCCGTGTTCATGCGAGGCGCCCGACTTCCCGAACGAGCGAGCCGGACGGATGCACACCTTCCAGGAGTGGTGCGAAGCGTGGGCCTCCGAAGCTCTGCGCATCCTCAAGCCGGGCGGTCACATGCTCGCCTTCGGAGGTACTCGCACATGGCACCGTCTGGCAGCGGCGGTAGAGGACGCGGGTTTCGAGATCCGCGACTCAATTGCGTGGCTGTATGGATCGGGCATGCCGAAAGTCGGACTCATCGAAGGGTGGGGCGCCACTCTCAAGCCCGCATTTGAGCCCGTGGTCGTAGGACGCAAGCCCCTGGTGGGCACAGTGGCCGCGAACATGCTGCTACATGGCGTCGGGGCACTGAATATCGATGCCTCCCGTGTCGGAAGCGGTGAGGGCTCGCAGGGTGCTCGGGATTCTGCTGAGGAGTCGGCCACCAAGCGCTATACCGAATCAGGATCTGTCAACTTCTCTACGACCCCTGGTCCCCGCGGCGGGTCACCAGCGGGCCGGTTTCCGTCGAACGTCATGCTGGACGAGTCGCAAGCCGCCGTGCTCGACCAGCAAGCACCGAAGACCGGTGGCAGCGGCCCCGCATCGGGTCCCACCCGAACAGGCGGAAGCAAGTCGTCCTCGATGGCGGGCGCCTTTAATGGGACCGAGGATGCCGCCAAGTTCTACGGCGGCGAGCTGGGCGGCGCTTCACGGTTCTTCTATGTCGCGAAGGCCCCGAAGGTCGAGAGGCCGATTGTCGATGGTGTCGCGCACCCGACCGTCAAGCCTATCACGCTGATGCGCTACCTCGTCAACCTGGTCACACCGCCGGGCGGCACGGTGCTTGAACCGTTCGCGGGGTCCGGCACAACGGTCGAAGCGTGCATTCTCGACGGCTTCAAGGTCATCGCGATCGAACGCGGCGACGAGTACCTGCCGCTGATCGAGAAGCGGATCGAGCGTGGGCACGCAGCGGTGAGGGCCGAAGCGGTCAGACAAGCGTCGAATCTGACGCTGTTCGACGAGGCGTTCTGATGAGAGAGGAAGAAATGATAGACGGCTTTGCCCTGAGCCGCGGCGAGCTTGCCGCGATCGCCCAAATCCTCTCTACGGAGCGGGACCACACGAGTCAGCTGCGAGACCAGGAGTGCAGCCAGCTTTTGGCAGACAAGTACACCGGGTCGCTCGTTTCGATCATCCGTACCATCGCGAAGGGCGGGAGCGATCCTCTCGTCATCCTTCGCGGGATTGTGGACGAACTGCGGTGGGTTGCATTCGACGAAAGCATTCTCGCGGACGACGAAGAGCCCGAATGAGAATCCGATCGACGAAGCCGGAGTTCTGGCGTTCAAAGACGATCTCGGCGCTTCCGTGGGACGTCCGACTCGTCCTCAAGGGCCTCGAGTCCTACGTCGATGACAACGGCGTCGGTAAGGACGACATCGCCCTGATCGCGTCGGATGTGTTCCCTCGCGACCTTTCCGGGAGCCCTCTCGAAACCCTCGCGAGGCTTACCGAAGCCATTTCCCTGCTCAATGAGCGCGGTTTGGTCGCTCGCTACGAGCTCGACGGCGAGGACCTGCTGTACATCGACAAGTGGAAGGACTTGCAGCGAATCGACAAACCAGGCCGCGGACGTTTCCCCAGGCCAGACGGCAGTTTTGAGTACGCCGACGAGGTTGATGTCAGCACTTACCGGGTCATTCGCGAGACCGTCGCGAGGCCTCCCGAAACAGTCGCGCCTGTAACAGGGGAACAGGGGAACAGAGGAACAGGGGAGCAGAGGAGCAGTGGAGCAGGCCAACCCGCTCCGCGGCGCAAGCCAGAGGTTCCTCTGCCTGATGGGTGGGGACCGAGCAACACGGCCTTCGAGTACTGCCAGGCCAACGGCATCGACCTCCGCCACGAGGAATCACAGTTCCGCAACCACGTCGCCGCCAACGATCGAAGACAGCGGGACTGGGATGCCGCGTTCCGGACATGGCTGGGCAACGCGAAGAAGTACACGAAGCCCACACCCACCGAGCGCGCGATGCGGACGGTGCAGCTGGCAACGGAACTGGACCTGTTGGAGGTGGAGTCGTGAACAAGGCCGAGTGCGCGAAGGTGCTGGCAAAGATCCAGCTGGGTGACAGTCGGCAGGTGGATCAGCTGGTGCTCGAGGAGTGGTTCGACACGATCGGGTTCCTGCCGTTCGAGGCGGCGATTGAGGGCGTGCGCACTCATCGACGCGAATCCACGGACTATCTGCTGCCGGCGCATGTCGTGAAGAACGCTAGGCGGGCGCAGGAGCGCCTGAGAGCGATCGAATCCCCGCCCGAGTGTCCCAGTCACCCGGGCTACATCCTGAGCCGTCTCGTGGCCACCTGCGCCGCGTGCGAAAGAGAGCGAGAAGAGCATGTCGATCGGGAGTAACCGGGTCTTGGTGTCACGAGATGGCACAGTGCGCGAACGTTTCGGCCGCCGCGGCGATGCGTGGGGCAAAGTCGAGCGAACGCGAAGCTATTGGACCGTTACATGCTCGATCTGCGAGAAGTGCATGTCCGAGTGGAGCAGGTACGAGGCCGTGGACTCCCTAGAGGCGCATCGGCGTGCAACCCATGACCGCCACTGACCACGCGTTCGAGCTGTTCCTCGCGCTCACATGCCGAGAACGGATGAGCCCCGACGAGAAACGCATCTACGACTGGCACAAAGCACAGTCGCCCGAAGGACAGATCGCCGCATACGCGGCCAACAAGAGAAAGAGAGCCAGCTGATGGCCAAGATCGAACTGACCGCATTTGTCGAGCCGTGGACGAAGAACAGCGAGCAGCACCCGGCGTGGGGAATGAAGACGGCCGAGACGCACCGCAAGAAGGAGGGCGACGACTGGGTGGACAACGGGCGCACGTTCCGCACGGTGAAGGTCGCGTACGGGGTGACGCTCGACCTGACCCAGTTCCGGAAGGGCGACCGGGTCAACGTCATCGGCACTGAGGTGACGGAGACGCGGGAGCACGAGGGGAAGAAGTACTACGACCTCGTAGTGAAGGCGACAAGTGTCGAGCTCGCGCAGAAGGGCCAGGGTCAGCCGAAGCAGACGGTGCAGCGTCAGGCTGAGCAGCCGTGGGAGCCGGACGGATTCGCGGCCGCATACGACACTGCACCCGCGTTCTGATGCCCGCGACCACTGCCCGTATCCGCGCGACGATCCGCCTGCTCACCCCGGACCACACCACGCCTCAGGGTGTCCGGCAGCTCGAGCGAGTACTCGACGACGAAGAAGCGAAGGAAGAAGGCGCGACCGTCGAAGCTCTCGACGCCGCATCCCAGCCGCTCCGGAACACGCCACTCGAAGACGGCGAACACCCATACGGCGAGGCGACTCGGTGACGCGCGCCGGCTGGATGATCGCCGCCGTCACCATCACCGCCATCACCGTCATCGCCCGGCACATCAGCGTCGGGGATGCAGGCGTGCTGCAGGAGGCCGCTGATGGCAACTGAACCCCACCCCATCACGTCCGGCGAAAGCCCGTCACTCCACACGGAGGGCGGGCTTTCCGCATACCCCAGGAGGAACACATGATCTGCCCTCACTGCGGCGCCACTTTCCCGGTCCGGTCGCTGTACCTCGACCACAAGCGGGACCAACACGAACAGGAGACGACATGACGAAGATTGCGCCTATCACGCCGCTACAGCTCCAGGTCGGGTACGACGAAGCGGCGCGCTTGCTCGCACACGCCCGATACGAGAGAGCCGCGCGAGACGCAGGCGTTCTCGATCCTGACTCACCCAGCCGAGCGCTCTTCGAAGCAGAACGCTCACTGTTGCGAAGTGAATTCACGCCCGAAGAGCGCGCTCGCATTCGGGCGGCGCTTGGAATCGACTTGGTGGCCGAACTGATTCCCGAACTTCGACAGGAGACCCGATGACTGACGACGACGACAAGCTCCTCCTCGCTGTAGAAGCGCTCACCCGCCCGAGAACGTCGAAGGTGGTGCAGTCGAAGAACGGCATCGAATGCATCTCACCCATCAACCTGCCGCCACTCCTCGAAACGCTCGACACGATGATCCGCGAAACGATGGGCGGATCGGCAGGCGGCACACTCAAGTCGCAGCAGAACATCCTCGACACGGACGCGCTCTGGCGATTCATCCGCATCAACACCACCGTCAACGACTGGGCACGACTTGCCGGCTCCACCATCAGCAAGCCCGACAGTGGGAAGACGCTCGCAGCCTGGTACGTCGTCTACCGGCAGAAGACGCGCACGTACGAGGAAGACAAGTTCTACGTCAAGCAGCTTTGGGCGTGGGCGAACGAGATCGAAGGGAAGATCGACCCGCCGCGCGTTATGGACCTACCCGACGCCTGCCCAGTGTGCGAATCGAAATCCTGGTTCAATCCGAACACTGGCGAGGAGTACGCGCGGCCCCTCGTGCTCACCTTCCGCGACGGTGAAGAGTTGCCAGACGGCGGCAAAGGACTCTGCCGGGCATGCGACACCGCGTTCGGGGTACGCGAGCTCGCGTGGTTGCTCGAGAACAAGGGGCAGGAGGCGAGCGCATGACCGACACCCCGGACCCGCGTATCGAAGTCATCGCCCGGGCCATTTTCCAGGAACGCAACCGCTACGACTGGCACGAGGACTGGGTCTACGTCGTCCGCGACTTCCCGGTCTATGCAGAGTCGTATCGGGCAACCGCGCGACACGTCATCGAATCGCTCGAGGAGGCAGGACTCGCATGACCGCCGAGAAGGACCCGCGTATCGAGCCCTGGTGCCGTGACGAAGGATGCATGCATGCACTCCACGGCGAAGACGACGCCCCCGTGCGCAACACCGAGAAGGACCCGCGTATCGAAGCGGTCACACGCCTCGCCGAACTGACTAAGGCGGCGCATGAAGCCCAAGCCGCTCAGGAAGCGCAGATGATCGCCGCCGCACGCGCAGGAGTCAGCATGCGCGAGATCTCCCGAGTGGCCGTCCGCAGTCAGAAATACGTCATGGACATGCTCCACGCGGACGGACTCGTCAGCCGCACCCGATACGAAAGGAAGAACGCCGATGCCTGAGATCCACGAGACGAACGGCGTCGGGTGGGTCAAGCCGACGTTTCCGAAAATGCCACGCGCTGACCCGCGTATCGAAGCGGTCGCCAAGCTCCTGTTCACCGGGCCCATATGGGGCTACAGCGTCGAGCGCTGGGACGACCCGAACTTCATGGCGACTCGCGGCATGTGCCTCATGGCCGCGGAGGACGTGCTGCGAGGAATCGACGAAGTGGCCGAGTGGGAATACGGCGTCGACTCGCCGCCTGGTGCAATCGGCCGCTACACCCCAGCTGATATGCCTTTGGGTCGCTGGATGGTCGAGCACGAAGGTGCCGAAATCAAAGTCCGTCGCCGGACTCGCGTTCGGCCGGGAGCCTGGGAGTCGCTGCCATGACCCGCCTCGAACTGCTCATGTCCCGCAACATCCCCGAAGACCACGCGCGGGAAATGCTGCACGCATACGAGCGCTACCCAGACGGACACGAAGCGGCCATACCGCGGCAGGTGTTTGAGAAGTTCGGTGACCCGGAAGCGCAAGAGTTGCGGACGCCGTGAGTTTCTGAGACCATGGTCGGGAATTGGAATTCTTCTGTCAATTTCCGGTTCGACAGACCTCGCGAAGGGCCGCATCCACATCGGGTGCGGCCCTTTCGTCGTTTCAGGCGGCGCACACGATGCGCCAAGTCCCACGGTCACGCACATGCAGGCGTGACCGTGGATGGACATCAGCCCACAGCTGATAACGGGCCGATATAAGCCCCCACCTACTCGCGCGGCACCCTCCTCACCCACCTGTCGAAGGCATGGCGGTGGACAGAAGCCGGACGCGCGACACCACTTGCCTCGGCCGTCGACACAGCAGCCACGCGCACACGCACGCGACGCGAGCACGAGGCAACACCCCATGCGGTCGTAACTCAACTGGCAGAGTGCCGACCTCCAAAGTCGGAAGCTGCAGGTTCAAATCCTGTCGACCGTGCCAACCACAGACTGACTCCAAGCCAGCGCAGAATCTGGAGCACACCGTGACCGAGCTCGAGCCCGTCACATACGACTCGATGGGCGTGCCGCGGTTCTCATGGCAGGTAGGCGAACGGCTTGACGACGAGACGCGGCGACGGCTACTCGACATCGAATGTACCAACTGCGATGGGCGAAAGTGCATGGACTGTGTCCTGCGCTACATGCATGACAACTGCGTGTACGACTGCCCGTTCTGCTGCGCATGACCTGCCCCGCCTGCCACGGACACTGCTGCCTGTCCTGCCTTCGTCGAGACTTTCACCTGCAATGCGTAGCCGACTGCCCGCGTGGGTGCGACTGGCAAAGAGCGGAAGGCTAGGCGCGCAGCCGGATCTTGCCGTCAGCGTGCTCAAGGATCGCAGCCTGCAATGCTGAAGGGTCGATACCTAGCGCGGTGGCCACTGCATGCACGTCAGCGTTGACGGGCTCGACAGTAATTAGACCAGCGTCCTTTGCTTGCCTGATCCATCGATGCACCGATCGCATTGTGCTCTCAGGAAACGCTTCTTGCACCGCGCTTGCGACCTGCTTCGTGCGCCTTCCGGCTTCGTTGTAGGCAGCTGCAATATCTTCCAGTGGTGGTCGCGACATGCAACAAACTCTACCAGGTTGGGGCTGCGCAAGCGATGGCCTGGTCAACGTCTGACCGCCGACATCGCCTGCCCTCCAACTGGCGGGACATTCGGCGCCGCGTCAAGCAGCGAGCCAACGGGCTATGCGAATACGCGGCCCACGTTGACGCATGCAACGGCACAGGGACAGACGCCGACCACGTCCGCGCAGGTGACAACCACTCGCTCGACAACCTGCAATGGCTCAGCGAGCCATGCCACCGCGACAAGACCGCACGCGAGACAGCAGCGCGCAACACAGCCAATGCGCGCATGAAGCGCAGACCAACAGAACTCCACCCCGGAAGGCGGACACCATGACCAAGATCAGGCTCACCAAGAACGCAGGCGGTAGCAAGGCAGGCGACAGCATCGAGGTCAGCCCCGGTGCCGCGGAGTACCTCACCAACGCCGGCTTCACCACCGACAGCGACACCGAGCCCACCGTCAACCTCGACGGACTCGACAACTACACCGACCCCGACGAGCCGACCGACACGAAGGCAGCAGCGACCTCTCGCCGTCGCCTCTCGAAGGACTAACTCGCCCCGGAAATGGGGGTGGGGGTGACCCCTTCTCACGTTTCGTGAAAACCGCCGGATAGCAACTCCGATCCTGCGTGCGACTTCTCCTCGTTTTTTCGCCCCTGGTGGGCGCCCCGCTAGTCCCTGGAGGACGCTATGACGAAGCCGAAGGTCCCGACGGGGCTCAATGCTGCAGGCAAGGCGCTGTGGTCGCAGATCAGCGGCAAGTACGAGCTGCGTGCAGACGAGCTCGCCACTCTCGAGTCGGCGTGCCGCGCTTCGGACCGTGTCGTAGCGATGGAGGAAGCGCGCGCCGGGGAGATCATGACGGTGGGCTCGATGGGCCAGGCGGTCGTGCATCCGCTGATCGCCGAGGTGCGCGCTCATGAGGCGCAGATCGCGTCACTCCTCGCGAAGCTGAAGCTGCCGGATGAGGCTGGCGAGAGCTCGTCGAACCAGCAGCGTTCGGCTGCACAGTCGAGGTGGGCCGCTTCCTATGGCAAGGCTGGCTAGCGCTCCTTCGCTGATCCACTCGGAAACGTCGGAGCTGCGGGAGATCGAGGCGTGGTACCGGGATCTCCTGGACCGCACGCCGCCTCCTGCTGATCTTGAGTGGAACCCGGTCCGAATCGGCCCGACGTGGCAGTGGGATAACGGCTGGCTCCTGCCTGAGGCGTCTTTGGGCTGGGAGTTCATGGCCTGGTGCGGGATGTGGCTGCGGGGCAAGAAGGGCCCGTGGCAGTTCACGCCTGAGCAGGCCCGCTTCCTGCTGTGGTTCTACGCACTCGAGTCCGACGGGCAGGCGTCCTACCATTCGGCGGTCCTGCAGCGTCTGAAGGGCTGGGGCAAGGACCCGATCGCCGCGACGATGGGCGCCGGCTCACTCTTCGGCCCGACACTGTTCGACCACTGGGAGGGTGACCGTCCGATCGGGCGGGACAACCCGAACGCGTGGGTGCAGATGGTCGCGGTGTCGCAGCAGCAGACGCAGAACACGATGAAGCTGTTCCCCTCGCTGATCTCGGCCGAGGCGCGGAAGCGTTACGGCATCCAGATCGGCAAGCTGAACGTGTGGGGCATGGGCGACACTCGTCAGATCGAGGCCGTGACGGCTTCGGTGATGGCGATCGAGGGTGGCCGTCCGACGCTGATCGTGCGCAACGAGACGCAGAACTGGAACTCGAGCAACGGCGGCCACGATATGGCCGGCGCGATCGAGGGCAACGCGGCGAAGTCCGAGAAGGAATCACCGTCACGGATGCTCGACATCTGCAACGCGTACCGCCCGGGCGAAGATTCGGTCGGCCAGCGTCAGCGCGAAGCCTACGAGTCGACGCTCGGTGAGGAAGCGCAGTTCGGCGACTACGGCCTCCTGTACGACTCGCTCGAGGCACCCCCTGAGGCGCCCCTGACGCTCGATGCCGCTCCCTCTGTCGTCCGGTCCGTCCGCGGTGACGCGGTGTGGCTGGATGCTGAGGGCCGTATCAAGAAGTCGATCGCGAACCCGGTGAACACCCCGAGCGAGTCTCGACGGAAGTGGTACAACCAGATCACCGCCGCCGAGGACGCATGGACGGAGCCAGCGGAGTTCGACCCGCTTGCCGCTCCTGACGAGAAGGTCGCGGCGGACGAAGAGATCGCGATGTTCCTCGACTGCTCGAAGTCGGATGACGCGACCGCCCTGGTTGGTGTGCGCATGTCCGACGGGCACGTGTTCACGATGGGCATGTGGCAGCGACCTCCTGGCAAGCGCGGGGACGGCTGGCTCGCCCCTCGCGAGGACGTCGACGGTGTCGTGCAGGCCGCTTTCGAGCGGTACTCGGTGGTCGCGTTCTTCGGAGACCCATCACACACACTGGACGACGAAACGATGGACCGCTACTGGGACCCGCTCTTCGACAAGTGGCACCTCGACTTCCGCCACAAGCTGCGCGTCTGGGCTTCGGGCACGAAGGGCGGCAAGGGCCACTCGGTCATGTTCGACATGAGCGCCCGCGACAACGCGCGCTCTTTCGCCTCGGCCGTCGGTTTCACGCTCGAAGAAATCAAGTCCGCCTCATTCACGCACGACAACGATCCGCGTCTGCGCAGGCACGTCCTCAACGCGCGCCGGTACCCGGTGCAGGGCTTCGTGTCGATCGCGAAGGACGGGCGCGAGTCCAAGAAGAAGATCGACCTCGCTATCTGCATGGTCGGTGCGCGCATGGTGCGCCGGCTGGTGCTGAACAACGGAAAGAAGCGAGGTGGACGCGTATGGTGATGAACAAGGATGCCGTCGTTGAGCTCGCTCGCGACACGCTCATTCCTGGATGGCAGCTCGAGCGTCAGAAGCTTGACACCCTCGACGACTGGCTGCGGTGGAGCCCCGAGAAGGTTCGGGTTCCGTCGCACGCGGACCAGGAGGAGAAGTACCTCCGGGATCTTGCAGAGACACCTCTCCTGTCGCTCGTTGTGACGACGGTCGCCCAGCAGCTTCAAGCTGAGGTGCTGCGGTCGTCGGAAGTGACTGACGTGAACGCCCTGTGGGCGTCGTGGCAGCGCAATCGCATGCCTTCCCGGCAGCGAGCTATTCACCGTGCAGCTCTGGCCTACGGCTACGCCTACACGACGGTGATGCCCGGCGACCTCGGTTCTGTCATCCGCGGCCGTTCTCCACGCGACATGTTCGCTGTCTACGGCGATGCCGCTGTCGACGAGTACCCGATGTACTACCTGGTCGTCACGGGCGACAGTTACGTCGTCGTTGATGAGCAGAGCAGCTACTTCCTCGGCATGGAGCGGGGAAAGCTGACGTTCATCGAGGAGCGGGTGCATGGAACCGGCGTTGCGCCGGCGATCCGCTACTCCAATCAAATTGACCTCGAAGGCCGCACGCCTGGCGAGATCGAGCCGCTGATTCCGATCGCGAAGAGGTACAACAAGACCACCTTCGATCGGCTGCTTGTTCAGCATCACAGCTCGTGGAAGATCCGTACCGCGACTGGCCTCGACATGCCCACCGACCCGGCTGAGCGCGAGCGAGTGAAAATGCTCCTTCGTCACGGGGACATCCTGACTGGCGAGGAAGGCGTGGAGTTCGGCACCCTTCCCGAGACCAGTCCCGAGGGACTGATCCGGGCTGGTGAATCTGACCTGGAGACTGCTGCCGTCGTCGCCCAGATGCCGGCGCATCTGATGACAGGCAAGATGGCGAATCTGTCCGCGGATGCAATCTCTGAGGCGCGCGCGATGCTCGATCTGAAAGCTGGTGAGCGCAAGCTCGGCTTCGGCGACTCGCACTGCCAGACCCTGCGTCTCGCGGCGCATCAGGAAGGCCGCGAGCGCGACGCTCAGGACTTCACGCTGACGATCGACTGGGCTGACCTCGAGTCCCGGTCTATGAACCAGGCGGCCGACGCTCTCGGCAAGCTGGCGACGATGCTCGGCATCCCGCCGGAGAAGCTGTGGGATCGCGTTCCCGGCGTCACTCCCGACCTCGCGAAGGCGTGGCTGGACTACAAGAAGGCGAACCCGTCGGCGGAAGAGCAGCTTGCGGGCGCGCTCGAGCGGCAGTCGAATGGCGACAACGGATGAGGGCGACGTCCTCACGCGACTCCACAAGGCGGTGCAGCTCTCGAAGGCGGCCAAGGCCGCTCGGGAGGCTGCAGCGTCGTGGTCGCGTCTGGACGTCGCGGACTTGGATGGTTCTACTCCTCGCTGGTTGAACACGAACGCCGCGACGGTGAGCCGCTACCACCGCGAATCGGTTACGGCCGCCGCGGACTATGTCACCGACTACCGGGAAGCCGAACTCGGAACCACAGAGGGGCCGCTAGCCAAGCCGCGGTTCGATACGGCGGCTAGCCGCTCGGCGCTCGTCCTCGCCGGCCCCGTACGTGTGAAGCTCCTCATCGGCGGCGGTATGGCGCCCGAGACGGCGCACGAGAAGGCCCTCGCGAAGTACCTGGGCATCGTGCGGCGGCAAGTCCTCATGGGCGGGCGTCAGGTCATCGACCGGACCACTGCGCAGGACGAGCGGGCGATCGGTTGGCGCCGCGTTACCGACGGGAAGCCGTGCGCGTTCTGCGGAATGCTCTGCTCCCGTGGGCCCGTTTACGGGAATCCCGAGTATGCGGGTGTCGGTGCTGGCCAGGGGATGAAGTTCCACGGCCACTGCGGCTGCACGGCAGAGATCGTCTACGGCGACTGGGCGCCCTCGCCTCGCGAACAGGTGTTCATCGACGAGTACGACCGGGCTGCAGCCGCCGCAAGGGCTGCCGGCGAGAAGGTGACCGCCCAGTCGGTCCTGCCCCGCATGCGTGAAAGCGCCGCGTTCAGCGACTCTCACGCCTAAGACTCTCGGCTCACTTTGCCGAGCAACCCGCTGCCCTGGTGGCAGCCCGACACGCCCCAGGAGGGCACATGAGCGACGACGTCGACAACCCGGACATCGAGCCCGAAGACCCCACCCAGGAGGTGGAGACGGACGGAGACGAGCCGGACGACGACAAGGAGCAGTTCGACGCCGAACGGGCGCGCGAGAAGCTCCGACGGATCAACTCGGAAAACCGGAACCTGCGCGAGCGGGCGAAGAAGGCCGAGGAAGCCGCCAAGGACGGCGCCGAGAAGGGCGAGAGGCTGACGGCCCTGGAGGCCGAGAACCTGCGCCTGCGCGTTGCCGTCAAGCATGGCCTCCCCGAGAACCTCGCCAAGCGTCTCAGCGGCGGGACCGAGGAAGAGATGCTCGCCGACGCCGAGGAACTCCTCGAGCTACTCGGCGGCAAGAAGCCCCCGACCAATCAGCCGCGTGAGCGTCTGCGAGGCGGCGGTGATCCGACGGCTGCTGCCGACGAGACCGCGGATCTCGACAAGTTCGCTGAGGCGATCTTCCGCAAGTAACGCCCCGCCACCGGTGGTGCGTCTCAATTCCACATGAAAGGGGCCCACCGTGGCACACACCCTCTACACCCCGGTCCAGGCCGCGCGGGCCACCCTCGCGTCGCTGCGCTGGCTCACCAACCTCCCCCGGACCGTCCGTCAGGACTTCTCGGCGGAGTTCGTCGCAGGCGTCGGCCAGACCGTCAACGTGCGCGGACCGATCAACGCCGGCACCGCCCGCGTCTACACCAAGGCCAACCGGACCGCGCGCGCCGCGATCCAGTTCAACGACCTCACCGAGACCTGGTTCCCGGTGACGCTCGAGGACCAGGTGTACAACGCGGTTCGTCTGCCCGACGACTTCGCGACGTTCACCCTCACGGACCTCACCCAGCAGGTGCTGCGCCCGCAGGCCGAGTCGGTCGTCGACCAGCTCGCCGCGCCGCTCATCGCCAACATGGTCGCCATCGGCACCGACTCGGACATCCCCGCGGTCGCACCCGACGGCTCCAACTTCCTGACCGTGCTGATCAAGGCGCGCCAGGTGCTGAACGAGCGCCACATCCCCACCGACGGGCGCACCTTCGCCGTCGGCTCCAACATCGAGGCCGCGGCCCTGCAGCTCACGCAGCTGCAGAAGGTCAACGAGTCGGGCACCGCGGACGTCCTCCGCAACGCCACCCTCGGGCGCCTCATGGGCTTCGACATCGTCGCTGACCCGGCGCTCCCCGCGGACTTCGCGGTCGCGTACCACCGTGACGCGTTCGCTCACGTCACCCGCCCCTCCCGCCAGCCGCAGGGCGCCGCGTTCTCCGCGACCGTCGCCGCGGAGGGCTACGCGCTGCGCTGGATTCAGCACTACAACCCGCTGCAGCTCGAGGACCAGTCGGTCGTGGACACGTTCTACGGCGCGACCACCCTCGACGCGAACCGCGCCGTCTCCGCGCGACTCGCGGTCTGACCGTGGTTACCCCGACTCTCGCCGGGGTAACCGATCTCGCCGACTGGCTCGGCGAGGGCATCGTCGCGGAATCGCCCGAAGGCAAGCGCGCCGTCATGTGCCTGCGAGCCGCGTCCGCCCTGGTCCGTAAAGAGACCGGGCGGACGTGGCTCGAGGCCAACGACGCGCTCGCCGAGGTGCCCGATGACGTGGTCATGGTCACCCTGTACTGCGCCTCACGAGTCTTCGACAACCGCAACGCTCAGACACGTGGAGGGCTCGACGACTACAGCGAAGGCTGGAAGGTCGACGAGGCCGGCGCGTACCTGACGGCGACGGAGAAGCGGATGCTCTCGGGCTTCCGCACCAACGGCAACGGCGGCGGGCTCGGCGTGGTGGCTACCACTCGCCTCCCCGGCGGCGTGGACGTCAACGGCTGGGTGCCCACGCCCACGCCGGAAGTCCTGTTCCCCTGGTACTAGGAGGCGTCATGCGTGCAGCTCGAATGCTCGTGCGCGGACGCCGCCTAGCGGAGGAGCTGATGGTCGACTCGTGCATCATCGTGTCCCGTTCTGGCGGCACGGTGATGAACGAGGAGACCGGCGAATATGAAGCGGTCGAGACGGCCGTCTACGCCGGGGCGTGCAAGTTCAGCGCCGGCACCGTTGGCGTCCAGGAAATCGACGTTCAAGGCCAGCAGCGGATCGAGCAAGAAGCGACACTCGCGCTCCCCGTCACGGCCCCCGGATCAGGCGACGTCGACCGGGACCATGTCGCGCGGATCACCGAATGCGAGCTCGACCCCGCGCTCGTAGGCGTGGAACTGAGAATCGTCACCCCCCACCGTCAGTCCTATGCGACTGCTCGCCGCTTCCGAGTGGAGGAGACGCGATGAGCGACGGACCCGATTTCGATTTCACCGAGTTCAATGCGCTGACCGCGAAGCTCGGGACGGTGCCCTCCGCAGCACGGTCCAACCTCCGCAAGGCCATCGAGGTCACCGCTAGGCACATCAAGGACGACTGGCGCGAGAAGCTTAGCGGCGCTTCTGGCCTCCCAGGCCTGAGCGCCTCGATCAGCTACGACGTGAAGTCGGACTCGTCTTCCCGTTCGGCCATCGAGGCTGAGATCGGCGTCGACAAGGGCCGTTTTCAGGGTCCTCTCGGCAACATCTCCGAGTACGGCACTCCGAAGACGGCGCCGCGCGGCTACGGTGCCGCGGCCCTGGCCGAGAACGTCGCGGATCTGGAGCGCGGTATCGACATCGCGTTGCAGCAAGCGGAGAAGGCGGCTGGCCTGTGACCCGCAAGCATGACGCATGGCTACTGAGTCGCCTGCGCCTACCGACGCAGCTCGCCGAGAAGGTTTTCCTGCTGTCCGACCCTGGCCTACAGTCGGCGGCCCTCCCGTATGTGGTGGTGCATCCGGCTGATGGCGAGGACAGCGGCGATCGTCTTGGTGGTGGCCGTTTCGACGCGAACCCGAGTTGGACGATCCACTCGGTCGGCTCGACGGTCGATCAGGCGAAGTGGGCGTTCGAGCTCTGGCATTCGCGGCTGGTCGTTCGCGGTTTCGGCGTGATCCCTGAGATCGCTGGCGAGTTCCCGGGTCGTGTGACGGTGTCCTCGCCGGTCCCGGTGCAGGACAACACAGAAAGCAACCCGCGCACCTACTTCCACGTCGCCGAAGTCGGCTTCTCGAGCCAGTACGTCGTCTAGCTCTACCCCTATCTGTCACCGCCCCTGAGCGGTGTCTCCGGCGTGCCCGGATTTACCCATCAAGCCCCCGCGACGGGGGATACCGAAAGGAATACCCCCGATGCCTGATGTTCAGGAGATCATCCCGCCCGCCGTCGACGTGTCCGGCAACCTCACGATCATCGCCGTCCCCGGCACGACGGTCGCGACGACTGCTGCGGCTGCGAAGGCTGGCACTCGCATCACGTACGGCTTCACGTCGAACGGCTGGCAGCCGACGAGCTCGACGGCGACCACGGAGGACGCGCGCCTCGCTCTCGCGGCGGTGCTGAACTCGCTCGACCGCAAGACGCTCGGCTTCACGATCACGTACACGGAGTCGACCGCCGCCGGATCGACTGACGTCGTCCTCGGCGACACGTCGGCGCCGTTCGTGTTCTACGAGCGCCGCAACCTGCCGAACCAGACCGACGTCGCGGCCGGCCAGAAGGTCATCGCGCATGTCGTGACCCTGTCGGACGCGGACCGCGTGCCGGCCGAGTCGGGCAAGTTCACGAAGACGCGGATCGGCGTCTACTCGCAGCCGCCGCGCGAGATCACTCTCACCTGATCCCCTGCGAGCGCGTTCGTCCACGGGGCGCGCTCGCAGGCTCCTCTACACCGTGGCTACCGTGGAGGTAACGCATGTCTTTCCAGGATCGCCTGGCAGCAGCGAAGGCTGCCCCGAAAGCTTCAATGGATCTCGAGGTTCTGCTCGACGCGGACCTGTCGGATCAGATCGGCCAGCTTGAGGCTGAGCGTGACAGGCTCGCCGACGACTTCAAGCGTGACGCCCGGCTCGGCGCGGTCGATCAGAGCATCGCGGTCGGCGAGCGGATCGACGAGATGCTGTCGTCCGCAACGGTCGACAAGTTCCGGTTCTACCGAATGGACGGCCTCAAGTGGGCCGCTCTGATCGCGGAGCACCCGCCGCGCACTCATGTCGCTCTCGACCTGCGGTACGGCTTCAACCTGCATGAGGTCACGCCGGTTGCGGTTGTATCGTGCGGCCGTCTCCTCGACGGCGAAAACGAAGTCTCGCTGCCGAAGGAGCAGTGGAACGACCTGCTGACTGTCCTTTCCGGGCACGAGGTGGAGCGAATCGCTGACGCCCTGTTCGTGCTCAACGAGTGGGACCCGGAGCGGGCTGTACAGCGCGCAAAAAAAGCCTCCGCGCGTCAGGCCGGCTCCGCGCAGAAGTCGAGCTAGCAGCCCGCCTAGGGCGCGCTCCTCGTGTGATCGCAGGCTGGTCGCCCACCCAGCGCCACGTGCGCGTCCTCGACGAGCGAGGCCGATTCGTTGGCACCGAGATTCAGACCGAGCCGGAATTCAACGCCGAGCAGGTGGATCTTCTCCTGGCTCTCGCTGAGCTTGAGCGGGACATGGGGCCGTATGGGCAGCCGCTGTCCGAGGCGATGTCTCCTGGTGCTGACCTGACTGGCGATCATCCGACGCACTGGTACGTGGCCAAGGGCCCGGAAGTGAACTACGCGGAGCGCGCCGCGGATGAGGCGCGCGAGGCATACCGCGCCGAGCTCGGTGACCGCCCGATGCCTAAGGGCCTCGTCTGGCGCGTCGAGAAGAAGACGATCACGTAACTCAACACAGACGTCGGGAGGTTCTCATGGCCGACCGTACCGTCAAGGTCACTGCAGTTCTGGTAGCTCAGCAGTACATCGCTGGTCTCGAGTCGATGAAGCGCAAGCAGCGCGAGACGACTACCGATGCGAAGGACCAGCTCGGTCAGCAGCGCGAAGCGATGACGCAGGTCGGAACTGCGGCGTTCGCTATCGGTGCGGTCGCGGCGTCGGCTGTTGGCTTGGCGATCTCGAAGTTCGCTGAGTTCGATCAGGCGATGTCGGAGGTCTCTGCGTCAACTCACGAGTCGGCCGAGAACATGGGCCTGCTTCGTGAGGCTGCACTGCAGGCTGGTGCGGACACGGTCTTCTCCGCCACCGAGGCGGCGAACGCGATCAACGAGCTTGCGAAGGCGGGCGTCTCTACCGCTGACATCATCGGAGGCGGCCTGACTGGCGCGCTGTCCCTGGCCTCGGCCGGCTCGCTTGACGTGGCGGCTGCTGCAGAGATCGCGGCGACCGCGATGACGCAGTTCGGCCTGAAGGGCTCTGAGGTTCCGCACATCGCGGACCTCCTCGCGGCCGGCGCGGGCAAGGCGCAGGGTTCCGTCGAGGACCTGTCGAACGCCCTCAATCAGGGCGGCCTCGTCGCCTCGCAGGCGGGTTTCTCGATCGAAGAGACGACGGGCACGCTCGCGGCTTTCGCTGCGGCTGGCCTGGTCGGCTCCGACGCGGGCACCTCGCTGAAGACCGCGATCCTCGCGCTGCAGAACCCGTCCGACAAGGCTCGCGGAATCATGGAGGACTACGGGCTTTCGATCTACGACAGCTCCGGGAACATGCTGTCCTTCTCGGAGATCGCCGGGCAGCTGCAGGGCAAGCTTGGCGGGCTGACCGACGAGCAGCGCAATGCTGCCCTCGCGACGATCTTCGGCAACGATGCGGTTCGTGCCGCGAACGTCCTGTACGCGAATGGCGCGGACGGAATCGACGACTGGACCGAGAAGGTCGACGACGCCGGCTACGCTGCCGAAACCGCGGCCATCAAGCTCGACAACCTCTCCGGCGACATGGAGTACCTCGGCGGGGCGATCGACACAGCGCTCATCAAGACCGGCTCTGCCGGAAACGACGTGCTTCGTGCGATGGTTCAGGCGGTCACGGCCGCAGTCGACGTGTTCAACGACATGCCTCAGCCTGTCCAGACCGCCGCTCTTGCGATCGGTGTGGTCACGGCAGCTCTAGCCCTCGGCACCGGCGCCCTCCTCGTCATCGTTCCCAAGATCGCCGAGACGCGTATCGCGCTGCAGACCCTTGGGGTTACGGCGACAAGCGTCGCGGGCAAGCTAAAGGGCGTCGCTGCGTTCGCTGGCGGACCGCTTGGCCTCGCTCTCGCAGCGGCCGCGGTTGCCGTCACCGTCCTGTTCGACGCGATCAAGAAGGGGCAGGCCACCTCTGGCGAGTTCGAGAACGCGCTGAAGCGCAGTGCGAGCGCGGCCGAGCTGCTCCGTCTGGCCGCCAAGTCGGACGGCGCCACCAAGACCCTGTTCGGCGACTACGGCGACTCTCTCAAGAACCTGCCGGATCTTCTCGACCGGGCGGGCGTCGCTCAGGATCAGTTCCTCGGCGCCCTAAGCCTGAACTTCAACGAGCTCGGTGCGATCGACGGACTCGACCGTCTCGGTGACGAGCTTGCCAACCTCGCCGGCACAGATCTCCCCGCCGCCCAGGCCGCTTTCAAGGGCCTAGCCGACGACTACAACCTGACGGCCGAGCAGCAGGCGGTCCTCCTCGACACGATGCCCGAGTACCGGGACGCGCTGACCGCTCAGGCGACGGCACTCGGCATCAACGTCTCCAGTTCGGATGAGGCAGCGAACTCTGCCGCCCTTCTCGAGCTCGCGCTTGGTACGACGACCGCCGCTACGGAGACCAGCGCGGAAGCTAGCGAGACTGCAGCCACGAACTACCTCGATCAGGCGGACGCGGCGGCTGCGGTAGCCGAGGAGCTTGACGCTTTCATTGAGCAGTTGAATGAGCTGAACGGCGTGAACCAGTCATCGGTTGAGGCGAACACTGCATACCTCGAGTCCCTGAATGGCGTAAAGGCGGCGTTCGAGGATAACTGGATTCAGAAGCAGAAGGACGACTATCTCGCTGCGAACGGGTCGCTCGACGGCTACACCGAGACGCTGGACGGGTTCTCGGCTTCGCTGGATCAGAACAGTCTGGTTGGAGCTCAGAACGCATCCACGCTCGCTGATGTTGCGTCGAAAGCCCAGGACGCGGCGAAGGCGCAGTACGAGGTCGACAAGACGACTATGGGAGCTAAGGCTGCCACCGACATCTACATCGGCACCCTGGCTACAAGCAAGCAGTCGATGATCGATGGCGCCGTTGCGGCCGGCGCGAATGCCGATGAGGTGCAAGGGCTCGCAGACAAGGTGTACGCCCTGCCCTCGCAGAAGCAGATCGACATACTCGCAGACACGTCCGGCGCGGTGAACTCAATCCAGAACTTCCAAGCGGCCTACGGGACGCTTTCTGGCACGATCATTTACCGCGCTCAGCTGCCCGACCTGAACGGTGTGGAGTCGGGCAGCGGGCGACTGGGGACGTTCGCTTCCGGCGGCTATACCGGGGACGGCGGCAAGTACGTGCCAGCCGGAATCGTGCATCGAGGCGAATGGGTCTCGAAGCAAGAGACGGTCGCAAACCCGTACAACCGTGCAGCGCTCGAGTACATGCATTCGGGAGGCGATATCCGCGGCTTCGGCGGCTACTCGAGTGGTGGCCTAGTCGACCCGCGGTCGTTGGCGCCGATGCCTGCGCAGTATTCGTCGTCGTACTCGTACGGCGGAAAGACGATCGCGCCTGTGGTGTCCCTTGGTAGTGGCAACACGTTCTACAACTCCGGCCCGAATGAGTGGGCCAAGGAGATGACACGTAAGCAGTCGCAGGCTCTGGCCTTGTACGACAACTAGAGAGGCTGCTTGATGTCGCGCTATCTGCTGGTGGGTACGAATGGTGAGCGCTGGGATCTTGGCGGCGATCAGGTGCACATCGACGGGTCTTCGTTTGAGGGTCTGCTCGGTGATCCTGAGTGGGAGGAGCAGACTCAGCAGTCGGCTGGTCTTGATGGTCAGCGGTTTGTGGGGACACGTGCTCAGCCTCGGCAGGGTTCGTTCGTCGCGAAGATCGGTTGGGATCGGCCGGCTGAGTTCCGGTCGATTGATCGGCGTTGGTGGAAGTCGTGGGAGCCGTCGAAGTATGCGACTCTCGAGGTGGCTACTGAGGGTCGCGGGTCCCGGTATCTGGATCTGCGTTTCCGTAGCGACGGGCGCTGGTCGGTGGATGCTGACCCGGACTTGTTCAAGCGGGCGCGGGTGCCGATGGATGTCGTCGCGGATGACCCGTTCTGGCGTGGCGACAAGCTGTCGTTCGACTTCAACCCGAACAAGGCGCCGGTCGATTTCTACGGCCGCGATCGTGGGCAGGCGGGTGGTCCGCGGTTCTACCGGTCGCGTTCGATCGTGAGGAACTCGCAGAACCTGTTCAATCCGGGTGATGTGCCTTCGCCGGTGACGTGGACGTTGACTGGTCCGTTCGAGTCGTTCGAGCTGACGGTCGCCGGGCAGACGGTGGCTCTTGATCGTGCGGTGCCGGATGGGCAGCAGGTGACGGTGGATAGCCGGAACTACAGCGTCGTCCTGTGGACGGGCGCGGAGTCGGTTGATCTGACGCGTGAGGCGTCGTGGGGGTTCGCGTCTCTGCCTGCTGGGTCTGCGGTTCCGGTGAGTGTGCTGGTGTATGGCACGGGTCGGGTGAAGGCGGAGTGGACGCCGAAGTATCGGAGGGCCGCGTGAATCCGCTCGACCGCCGTCATCTCAGTGTGGCGATTGTGGATGCGAATCTGCGGCGCGCGCGTCCTCTCGCGGACTTCACCGAGCTGCAGGTCACGGCGCGGGACAACGCACGCGGGACTGCCACCGTCACCATCTCGACCGAGCATCCCGCGCTCGCTGATCTGCAGGCGGATGGTGCTGGGGTCGTCATCACGTGGATGGGGAAGACGCTCATCTCGGGGGTCGCTCTTGAGCGTGAAGCTGACGGCCTGCCTGGTGGTCTGGTGCCGTTCGAGATCACTGACGACTGGTCCCTGTTCGACACTCCCGCGTGGGTGCGTCCCGGCAATGCGCTGGGCACCATCAGCCTGGACGATCTCGCTCAGGCATGGCATGCGCCGGGCGATTTGAAGACCGGTACCGTGCAGAGTCAGGTCGGCTACTACGCGTGGAATGCTGCGACGATGCCGGCGGAGACTGCCGCGAAGACCCTGATCGTCGAGAACCTCGTCAGCCGGATGGGTCTGCAGCTTCGGGTGGAACCGGATCGTGGTCGCGGCCGGGTGGTCGCGATTCCTGAGGTTCGCTTCGGGTCAATCGACGAGGCGCTCGAGACAATCCTGTTCGACGCGGGCGGCTCGCTTGAGGTGTTTCAAAATCCTGGCGACGAGTTCGCTCAGGTCGTGTGGCGTGAACCGAACGTGTTCCCGTCACCGATCGATCCGGCGTCGGGGCTGCTGTCGGAGCTGAAGTACACGCGCACTCTCGGGGCGACGCGGGTGGTGGTCGGCGGGAACGGTTCTGACGCCGGCCGCATGTTCGCGGAGACCCGCGACGACACGGGGCTTGAGTCTCGGTCGCGGTGGCCGCGGGAGATCTTCGAGTCCACGAACGACGTCGAGTTGACGTGGCCGGAGGATCTCGACGATGAGTTCAAGGTGCCTAAGTACTTCTTCCTCGTCGCGGGGATCACGCAGGAGCAGCGGGATGCGGCGTCGGAAGTGCTTCGACGCACGGGTGAGCAGGCGTTGGCGGACAACGCGGCGGGCCTGTCGATCTCCGCGAAGTTGACGACCAGTGAGCGTTTCTACTTCGGTCCGGGCGGTTTCGAGCTCGGCGATCGACTGAACGTGCGCATCGCGGGCGTGGACGTCGAGGAGCGCATCGCTGAGGTCGAGTTCGTGGTCGACATTGACGGCGTGCAGATCACTCCGACCCTCGGCGAGAACCAGGCGCCCGAGCGACGTCAGGCGAAGCAGCTGCAGGCGCTACGCCGCAACCAACGGAAAGACCTACGAAAGTGACGGGAGCGGCGTATGCCCACGTACGGATTTGATGAGACCGTCGATGAGCGCGAGTGGGCGTACGCGCTGACTCCGGGCACCGGCAGGGGGTGCGTGTACGGGGCGTCGTCGTGGAAGGTGACGCCCATCTCGGGCCAGTCTCGGGTGAAGGTGGGGCGCGGCATCGGCCAGGCGGCGGGTATCCGTCACGTGCTGCAGCAGGAAGTCCTGGTGGACGTGCCGGTGCCGAACAGTGGCGGCAAGTGGTGGCTGCTGGTCGCGCGGTCCTCGTGGCTGTCGATGTCGGTGTCGTTCGTGCTGAAGGCGTCGATCGACACTGGCGGCTCGAGCGGCAAGCAGGCGCCGAAGGATCTCCCGGATCTGCTGAACACTCCGGGTGAGGGGTGGGAGCATCCGATCGCGTGGGTGTGGGCACGCGCCGCGAACCGGAACGTCGAGGTGTATGACCTCCGTCTCGGCATCGACGGCAAGCCGGTGAACTACGACGAGCACCTCACATTCAAGCGCGAGGGCGAGCTCGTCGACAACGTCCCGCTCGACTTCAAGGGTGCACTGCTGGCGAAGGACTTCCCTGACTACCCGCGAGGCAAGGTGCTCATCGGCTTCAGGGCGACTGTCCGGTCTGCGCAGAGCGGCGGCGCTGCGGGCAACGTTCGCGTTCTCGCCAATGACCAGAACCTCAGCGACGACGGCAACCACTTCTTCACGTTCGAGTTCTCGGAGTGGTCCTGGTGGGGCACGTATGACCATCAGGGCGGCGACCTGCGGTTGAAGGTGTCGTGCACCGCGGCGGGTACTCAGGTCCACCGCAACGGCACATTCGGCACGCTGCAGTGGCTCCACGCCGACGCCATCTACGACTGATCGGAGGCGTCATGAGCGACACAAAGCCCGAGCACGACACCGAGCCAGCTGAGCCGAACGGGGGGAAGTAGATGCCCACGCGACAGCAGATCATCGACGCCGCACCTCGCTTCCTCAACCCGCGGCGCAACTGGTCTGGGAAGTGCGAGGCTGCGGCCTGGAACCTGACCAACGTCCTGACGCCCGGCGCTGTGCGCAGCTTCTCCGACGCGACGTCGGCCCGTAAGGCGTCGAAGATCGAGGGTCCCGGCCTCGGCCCGGGCGGCAACTGGGTGTGGATGTCCGGCGTCTGGGGCACCGAGAACGGCCGCCGCGTCGACTGGGGCCACGTCGCCTACCACGTCGGCGGCGGTCTCCTCTTCATGGCCTCGAGCAGCGTCACCGACCGCATCCCCGGCATGACCGCGCTCGGCTTCATCGACGGGCAGGCATACCTCCGCCGCTTCTCAGGCCAGAAGCTCGAGGGCTGGTCGTATGACCACGGTGGCTCGACCATCCCCGGCGACGGTCCGATCGTCGTCCCCGCACCCCACATCGACAGAGACACGGAAGAGGACGACATGCCCAGTGCCAAGGAAGTAGCCGACGCGATCTTCACCGGCCTTCTCTCCGACGAGCCCGGCTCGCTCGGGAAGCGCGCCCGCGACAAGCTCGGCGAGGCGGCACGCGACTACACGCTGATCGCACTGCTCGAGGACTCGGGCCAGCTCGTCGGCAAGCTCGCGCGCGACCAGCTGGGCAAGACCGCCGCCGACTACGTCGAAGCCAACGACAACAAGTAGCCCCTCCTCGCCTCTGAGAGGAGGACCCATGCGCGACTTCCTGCACGCGCTCCGATCACGCACCATCTGGGCGCCGGGGGCTATCCCTGAGCACGAGAAGAAGTGGGCCACTCCTCTTCGCCGGTTCGCGTTCCCGTTCTACGACCTCGTCGCCGTCGTGACCAGCATCATCGGCATCATCGTTGGCATCCCCGCGATCGAGACCCTCGCGCCCGACTGGTTCGCCGACAGTGTTGCTGGGCTGTTCGCGGTCGCCGCTCTGTCCGCTCTCCTCGGCGCAGTGTTCCCGAAGCTGTGCCGCCTCGAGCTGTGGGGCAAGCGGGTGATCTTCTCGATCCTCGGCATGTACTTCTTCGCCCTGATGACGTTGGCGCACACCGCAGCTGGGACGCGCTACTTCGTGGCGGGCATCGTCCTCTTCGCGATGGTCCTGCCGACAGTCGCGCTGTGGATTCTCGGCATCGAGATCCGCGACCGGCGCCTGAAGGACGAGAAGTCCGGAGGTGCAGATGCCTGAGTGGCTCCTCCTCCTCCTTGGTGGTGGGCTGCTGCTCGGCATCGGAAGTCTCATCACGTCGCTCGCAACCCGCAAGAAGGTTCGCAGTGACGCCGCACAGGCCACCATCGACGGCTCGAAGACGCTCATGCAGTACGTCCGAGATGAAGTCGAGAGCGCCGTCGCTGCAGCTGTCGAACCGTTGAACGAGCGCATCACCGCGCTCGAGAAGCGGCAGACGCGCGTTCAGCGCATCGTCCGTCGCGCGTTCGAGAAGCTCATCTCGTGGGAGCGCCTCGGACACCACGGGCCCATGCCGCTTCCTTCCGCTCAGGAGATGGAAGAGCTGGGCATCGAAGACCTCAGCACTCTCGCCAACGACCCCATCACTCAGGAGTAGCCATGTCCACCACCCCCGACCTCGGCGCGATCGTCACCAGCACGTCCGCCCGCAAGGCCATCTACGCAACCTACGGGATCTGCGCGTTCATCGTCGGCGGCACTGCCGCCTACTTCCTCGGCATTGGTGCAGCGCTCCCCGAGATCCTCGTCGGCGCTCAGGCGGTCGTCGCCTACACCGGCATCGCGGTCGGTGGGCTAGCGCTCGCGAACACGAGCAACGGCAGCGGCCCCGACCACCGCGCCTAACCACTACCCCTCCCCGCTCCACTCAAACCCTCAGCCCTCGTCCAATCGGACGGGGGCTTTCGTCTTGCCCGGGAACGGGCGCACCGCCCGACCCCGAGGAGCACACCACCTATGGCACTGCCGACCACTCAGCCCGCCGTCGTCCGGTCCAAGGGGCCCAACGGCACCCACTGGTTCTCCGACACCCCCTGGCTCGGCGCTACCGCATCCATGCCCGCAGGCCAGAAGGTCACCGTCGCTTGCACCGTCGAGGCAATCGAAGCGGCCGTCGACGCGCTCCTCGCGCTCGGCACCGCTGCGGCGAAGGCGAAGGTCGACGCCGGCTACGCGATCCTCGTGCAGGACGGCACGCTCATCGGTGGCGCAACTGGACCGTTCAACGCGAACACGGCCATCGTGCCGCGCGTCATCCTCAGCGGCAAGGGCTCCACCGACTGGGCGAAGAAGCTGCTCATCACCCCGCTCAACGGTCCCGGCCGCGTGCGCGTGAACGGTCAGTTCCAGTTCGAAGGAACCAAGGGTGTCGCCTGGGTCGGGTTCAACACCTTCGACCCCAACAACTCGCGGCGCTACGCCCGAGACGGCTACCTCATCAACAACGCCTACAACTTCGCGTGGGGCTGGTGCGAGACGAGCTCCGTCCGCGTCAACGTGAACGCGGGTCGCACCTCGAAGAACATCGAGCTCAAGGAGTTCGGCTGGGACGAGAAGATCACCCGCGAGGGCGACTACGCGGGCCTCGGTGTCAACGCGTCCGGCACCATCGACAACCTGCTGCTCGAGGGGTTCTTCCTGCCCCCCTGCTACCACCTGATCACCGTCCCTTGGAAGAACAACGCACCGTCCGACGCGCACTCCGACTCGTGGCAGATCCAGTCGGGGCCGAACGTCACCAACATCGTCTACCGCGACGGGTTCTCCGGCGCCTCCACCAACGTCGCGTTCCAGAACGGCGGCTACCAGAACCTCCGCTTCGACAACGTGTTTGTGGCGGGTGGCAAGGAGGGCTTCGCGAAGTCCCTGTGGCCGTTCGAGAACAACGAGGCCACAGACGGCAACATGCAGGCCCTCAACGGCGGCGCATCTGTCCTCGCCGTCAACTCCATCTTCATGGGAGGAGTGGGCTCGACCACCTTCCTTGAAGGCACAACGGGCACCAAGATCGCATACGACTGGACCGGCTCGACCAAGTCTCGAGTCACCGTCGACAAGACGCTGCTGAACATGACGCCGACCCAGGTGTTCACGATGGCGCCGAAGTTCACGCCGGCACGTCAGGCGCAGATCTTCGGCGGCGGTGCGCCCGTGCAGACGGACACGACCCCGCCTTCGACCCCTGTCCAGAACGTGCCCGTCATCTCGGGCCGCGATGTCCAGCTGTCCTGGACCGCATCCACTGACGATGTTGCCGTTCAGGAGTACATCGTTCTGCGTGGGTCTACCACCGCCAACGCGACGGAGATCGCCCGCACCACGGACGCTCTCTACACCGACGCAACCCGGCCGTACTCGTCTTCGCAGGTCTACGTCATCAAGGCCGTCGACACTTCCGGCAACCAGTCGCCCGCGTCGAACGCGCGCACCGCTGTGATCGGCGCCGGCCTGGGCGACACTGTCAAGCCCACCGTCACCATCCTCGCGCCCAGCGCGAGTGCACCCGTCTCGGGCACCGTGATCGTTCAGGTCCTCGCGACCGACGACGTCGGCGTGACTGGGGTGACCCTCTGGTCTGGTGCGCAGAAGCTCCCTGGCTCTTTGACGAAGACCAGCGGTGACGTGTGGGAGGGTCGCTTCGACTCCACCCAGTTCCCGGACGGAACCTACCCGCTCGAGGCGCACGCTATCGACGCGGCGCCGAACGAGGGCATCTCGGCGACCGTCAATGTCACGGTCAGCAACTTCGTGCGCCCGCCCGACGACACCACTCCGCCGTCCGCGCCCGTCATCTCGAGCATCACCGCGAACAGCCTCACCACGGCCGTCGCCCTCTGGTCCGAGTCCGTCGACCAGAACGGCGACGTCGTCAAGTACCGCCTCATCCAGGACGGCACAATCCGGGAAACCGAGATCACCGACCTCGGCCGCACGATCACGCAGCTCGACCCGAAGCTGCAGCACACGGTCGTCATCGAGGCGTACGACACCAAGAACAACACCGCCAAGTCCGACCCGTACACCTTCAACACGTGGGCATACGACACCACCGGACCGACGATCGAACTGCAGTCCCCTGCGGCCGGTCAGGTGTCCGGTGTCGTCCAGTTCCGGTACGCCGTCACCGACAGCGGCTCGGGCGTCAAGCTCGCAGACGTCTACTTCGGCGACGAGCTCGCGGGGCTTGGCGCGCAGCTCTCTGGCGACACATGGGGATTTGACACCGCTTCGACCGAACTGCCCACCGCCAGTGGGACGTGGCGCGTTAAGGCGATCGATAACGCGGACAACACCGTCTGGTCGGAGACGCGCGCGATCAGCGCCCCCGGACCGGTGGCCCCCGATACGACACCTCCGACCGGCGGCATCACCGACCCGGTCAATGGTTCGGTCGTGGTGCCCCCTTTCCAGCTGGTGAAGTTCTCGGCCTCCGATCCGCACTCCGGTATCTCCTCGGTATCCCTGAGGACGTCGACACTTGGCGAACTGGCGACGGCGACTCTCGTCAGCCCCGGCATCTATGAGGCGGACCTCCCTGTAGGCAGCCTCCCGTACGGCACCACTGCAGTGTTCGCGCGGATCGTCAACGGCGTCGGGCTCTCCTACGACAGCCCGTCGATCAACCTCGTTCGGCAGACCCCCGCGGTCACCGAGCAGGGGTACGTGGAGATCGCTCCGCCCATCCTCAACACCGCAGGCGAGCCGGTGCAGAACGGCCGGCTCACCGTCACGCAGCGTGTCCGCTTCGGCAACCTCGACGGCTTCATCACGAAGGCACCCATCGAAGTCGAAGTCACCGAAGGCCTGTTCCGCATCGACGGGGTGACGAAGAACATTCGCGTCGCCATCCCACCGCTCGACAAGGGCCTCGAGATCATCGAGGAAGGGTCCGACCTTCCCTACGTGAAGCGCATCGTCGGCTTCCCCGAGGGCACCACGGACGGCGACGTCATCCCGTACAAGGCGCTCGTCGACCTCGTCGCGATCGACCAGCCGGGAGACGCGACCGTTCCCCCCGGCGTCGCGGAAGCGCTCGCCGCAGCCCAGCAGGTCGCAGCGGATCGCGACTACATCGAGCAGCAGCTCGGCGCGGGGTCGTTCTCCCTCAACTACGACGCGTCAGTGGACGCCTACCGCATCACCGAGAGGAACAACTGATGGCCGGACGTATCGTCGTCGACGAGGTGCTCATCGGCGGCATGCAGTCGCTCGCCCGCATCAAGTCGATGTTCCAGCGAGTGCGGACCGTCGAGGAGTCGTACCAGGTGGGGGACACCCCGAATCAGACGTGGCGTCGAGCGCTCGTCGCCCTCAGCAATGAGGGCGGCGGGACGCTCGTCCCCACCCTGACCGACTACTACTTCACCGGCGACGCACCCAAGCTGAACGGGCTGAAGAACGTGACCGTGCGCGCCCTCCACGGCACCGTCGTCCGCATCCACGCCGCGGCGGGGGCGGGAGCTCGGACGGCGTTCTTCTTCAACTCGGGCGGCGACTCGAAGAACCTCACCTTCGAGGGACTCACCTTCGACGGCGGCATGACCAACTACGCCACCATCACCGGATACGCCCGCCAAGGTGACGTCGGCACCCAGAACCGCGTCTTCTCGGCCGACCGCATCGAAACCGCCTTCCAGATCGTCTCCAACCGGCTCCCGCAGAACTCCGCCGCATCACGGCTCGAGAACCTCACCATCCGCCGCTGCACCTTCGAAGGCGTCGGCAAAGACAACCTGCCCATGATGATCACTGGCTCCTTCGGCGAGACCGTCGTCGAGAACTGCGAGATCACCCGTTGCCTCGACACCGGCTTCATCGGCGTCGAACAGGTCGTCTTCCGCCACAACCGTGTCACCTACTCCGCCGACAACGGAGTCTCGGCCTCGCGCGGCTGCGGCCGGGTCCGCGTCTACGACAACACCATCTTGTACTCCTGGTACTCCGGCGTGCACGCGGGCGGCTTCGACGGAGACCTCGCCGCCAAGCACTCCATCATCAGCAACAACACCATCCACGGCGTCGGCAAGAACGCCATCAACCTCGACTACGGCGCCTACAACGTCGTCTGCGCGGGCAACGACATCGCCGACGTCCGACGAGGAGCCGCCGACCACACCGACGCCACCGACTTCGGCAACGCGTTCTACATCAAGGGCATCGACGATGCGAACCCTGCCGGACTCATCAACATCAACGGCAACATCATCGACAACGTACGTGGCCGAGTCGTCAACCTCGCCGGCTACGTCGACGGCGTGCTTTTCACCGGCAACCAGGTGGGCGACTTCGGCTCGCCATTCCTCGTCAACGGAACCAGCATCACCCCGTCCGCGGACGGCAACTTCTCCGTCATGATCGGCTACCCCGGCCCGGCCCGCACCACACCCACGGTGAAGAACGTCGTCAACCGCGGCAACCAGATCCGCACCACCCAGATGCAGGACAACGGAACCGGCACCATGATCCCCGTCGCCCGACGAGTGTCCTGGTTCCCGAACGTCACGACATGGATCGACGCGGGCAATGACGTGCAAGGCGTCGGCGTCTCCAACGTGTACGCGAACAGCATCACCGCCGTCTCGAACGTCGGGTTCCTGAACGTAGGGGCCGCCGACCGGGACGCTGAAGCGCGAGTCACCTTCGACGCGTCGGCGTCGTCTCGGCTGCGAGGCCTGCTCTGGAAGGTGACTGGTCTCAACCGCTACGGGATCTTCGGCGACACGCAGGGAGCGCTCGACTTCAAGGCGTACGACGACGCCGGAGCGAACGGCGTCACGCTGATGCAGATGATCCGTACGGCGGGTGCGCAGCGGATGCACTTCCCGAGGACGCTCACCGCAGTGTCGGCCACAGTCGGAGCCGCAGACCAAACCAACGACGCGCGGGTGGAGTTCGACGCGTCCGGCTCGTCCGTACTGCGCGGCTTCTTCTGGCGGGTCGGCGGGTCGCTTCGGTACGGCATCTTCGCGAACACCGTCTCGACTCTGCTGTTCCGCAGCTACTCGGACGGCGGGGCATCGACCGACGTCGCGCAGATCAACCGCGCACTGTCCCGCTTCGAAGCCCTCACGCCGATGGGGCTCGCGCAGTACACGACCGCCGCACGCCCCACCGCGGCATCAGCGGGAGCAGGCGCGATGATTCTCGACACCACGCTGCGGAAGATCCTCACCAGCAACGGCACCAACTGGGCAGACCAGACCGGCACCGTCGTCCAACACAGCAACGCCCCCACCTAGCCAACCGGCCGGGTGGGGGCGTTGCTTGCGTTCACGGGTTGATGTCGCCCGGACACTCCGGCTCGCCACGATGCACGCTGCAGTACGGCTCCCACGCGCGAGTGTCCCGACTGCACACGTGGCAGTGGCGCGGGAAGAGCCTGCCGCCGACCCGCTCGAGCAGACCAGGGCCGCGACGGAAGAACAGGCGACGGAAGACGGCGAACCACATGCCGGGAACTGTAGCAGGTGTCTTTACGTTTGTCTTTACAAGTGGGAGAATTGAGGCATGGAACCTGACGCGAACGAAATCACCCCCGAAGTGTTGCGTGCGCTCGTTAACGAAGGCACGGATGCGCTCGCCCTCGTCGGCGACGGTGACTGGACTCCACAGGACAGCCTCTTGCGGCGTGCAATCGATGCGCTCGCCGCAATCGCCGAGGTCGGCGGCGTCGTCAACAATTTTCACGTGGTTTCGACCGTCTGCGGCGAACGCACGGGCTCACTGTCCTGTGTCGGTCCAGTCGGCCACGCCGGTAACCACGTCGCCTACCGCGGTCCAGAGGTTCTCCTGTGGAGACCGAGTAACAGCTACAGCTTCGAGTGCGGTCGGGGGCGGATCAATGTCTGAACTCGAGCGGAGACTCGTCAGACGACTGGCAAAGCAGCCGTTGCTCCTCGGAGTTGCCGAAGACTCAGGATGCGACGCGCGCTGGTTAGCTAGCACCGCGCTCCAAGCCATCACGGATTCCGGTGGTGTCGTACATGACTCTCACGAGGACCCGAGAACGCTCAAGCAGGCCATGGCTGACGCGTGGGAAGAAGGCCGCGAAGCCATGGGTGACGACGTCCAGCGAAGCATGTGGGACGGCGACGACGACCGTACGCCTAACCCATACCGCGAGGTGCCGCATGACTGACCAGGAACCCGTCGACATCGTCGCCAAGTTTGAGTCCGAGGGTCTCGGCGTGGTCACGGTCACCTTGCGCATCCCCGGCAGGCCATCCGTGTCGGGCACCGTACCCGTCGCTCCCGACGTCCCCATCGATGCGTATCGGATGGCGATCCAAGAGGCAGGCGACGGCGCCCTGTTCGCGGTGAAAGACGAGGGTCTCGCCGCGACGCACATGCTTCGCGACCTGCACTCGCTCGGGAAGCAGACCGATGCCTGATTTCGTACCAATGTCGCCCGCCGAGTTCGAAGCGTTGAAGAACCGCCGAGACCGCCTTTACCCCCGTAACTACCCCGAGATCGTGGCGGACGTCTGGCCAGACCCCGAGTCCCTCGCTAGCCTCATCAACCAGATAATCGATGCTCAAGCTGCGGACAAGCGTCTGCTCTACGACATGCCGCTCGAGAACCGTCAGGCAGTCGCTGCACGTATCCGTCTCTACGAGAGCATGCTCGAAGCGCTGGACGAGCATCGCCACCCCGTGCCGACCAATGACTAAGCGCCCCAGCAAGTTCGAGCTCTACACCTGCTGCACGATCATGTGGGCGGCAATCCTGTTCGCCGCGGCTATGCTCGCCGTCCGGATGGCGGGCGGACCTGCTCACGGCTACGACGACGGCCTCATCCTCACCTTTGCCGCGCTCGCCTGGCGGAAGGACATCGAGGTGCGCGAGGTTCGCTGGGCGTCACAGCAGATGCTCCTAGCGCTGGCGGAGGAGATCGATGGCTGAACTCGATACTGTGGCGGTTGGCCTGACCGTAATTCACGGCATCTGTCTGACCGTCGTGCTGACGATCGCTTTCGTCGCGATGGGGGCACACCATGACTGACCTCTCCGGTATCGACAAGGGCGAAATCTGGGACGTGCTCTGGGCTGGGGAGTTCGGCGCTGGCTACATCCTCGAGCTCGAGGGCGGATACCGCATCAAGGTCGCCGTGTCGGGACGAAACCGACGCGCGTACACGGTGGCCAACTCGTGACCTCTGCGAACATGGACCGTGTGACCAAGACGCCCGTGTCGAACTTCCGCATCCCGCTCGACATCAAGCAGGCGGCGAAGGAGAAGGCCGAGCGCGAAGGTAAGGATCTGACGCGGGTCGTGGTGGATCTGTTGCGGGAGTACGCGCGGGAAGACTGACGGCTACAGCCAGGGCTTCCAAGCGTCGAGCTTGCCGGACAGCACGACGTAGCCAGCGTTGAGGTTGCCGACGATTGACGTGCAGAACTCGGTCGCTCGAGGCATCGCTTCCTCACCGCAAGTCTCGCGCGGCTCCTGCCCAACAATCGTCGACAGCGCCTGCTTCGTGTCCATGGCGACATCCTCCATCGACGGCGGAATGTCCAGCTCATTCAGATCCAGCAACGCTAGCTCGGCAGTGCTCGCCGTCGTCAGCTCTTGAAGCCAGCACGTCTGAGCTTCCATGGCATCCGTGAACTCAAGACTGTCTCGGAGCGCCCACAGTAGGCGGCATCGCCCTGCCGCATCGATGGTCTCTCGCCAGCCCTCTTCGTACTCCGCGATGACCGAGGCAACCTCGTTCTCGGAGGCGTACGTCTCTGTCGGCGTTGGAGTAGGAGATTCAGCGGTTGAGTCGGCAGGAGACGAGCACCCAGCGAGGAGGAGAGCGACGGCGAGGACCGGCAGGAGGCGCTTCATGACGCGAGCATACGGGCACGCCCGCCCGCGCCGAGGTAACGAACTGGGACCGAATGTCCCAATCCGTCCGAACAAACCTACGAATGTCGGCTGCCTCGCATACGCTCACGTCACTCCCTGGCCCCCATCAGGATGACGAACGGACGAAGGAGCCCGCAGCAATGCCGAACCAACCCGAGCACGACCATCACAGAATCTGCGACCGACTGCGCGAGCTCGGGTGGGACGGTCGCGACCTGCCCACCGTCAACGACCTGCTCGAAACCTGCGACCGCGCCGGCGCTGACTGGCGCAAAGTCCTGGCCTTGCGGGACTGACACGGTGGAGGCGCGGCACCAGGCGGGCACCGCGCCTCCACTGCGGGGCGTGAAGCCGCGTAGGCTTCACAAATGGCTTCACTCAGGTGGTCAAACTGAGCCGACGGTGGGGCTCGAACCCACAATCCGCCCGATTACAAGTCGGGTGGACATGCCCGAATCGACTTGTTTTCTGTCTCAAATGGTGGCTAGAGTGTCATCAGCGACGTACAGCGGCCGGTAGCGGTGGGTAGCTATGGCTACACACTCCGG